TATAGCTGCATATTCAAATCAAGTTTCAAAAACCATAATGCCTTACCGTAAAGGCTTGCTATTGTTTTCATCTGGTCAACTTCGTGTTTCTCAAAAAAGAAAAGGCTCTTTCCTCCGACATAGTTCCACTTTGTAGCAACCTTCATAAGCCTAATCAAGAAATCACAATCCTGTGACCTTGCAAACCGCTCATCATACCCACCAATCTTATCAACTAAATCCTTTCTAATGACTAAGCATTGATGATCCATGTGTGTTCTATGGATATAGTTCATTATTACTTCTTCGTTGAAATTCCAAACCCTTTCCATGACTATCTTATTCTGTCTTCTACCTATGATTTCCCAATCACAGAATGATACCTCTATAATATCCTTAAGCATATCTTCTGCAAACGTTAAATCAAAATAGTTATCAGAATCCAAGAACGCTATATATTCACCTTTAGCTTCCTTGATTCCTGCGTTGCGTGGTCTGGAAGGATTCCTTTCGTGCTTGTCTGTACGTTCCAACTGTATAAGCTTAATCTTTTCTTTGAAACGGTCATACTCTCTCCGTGTCTCTTCATCGCTTCCATCGTCTACTACGATAACTTCCTTGTCTGCGTGTGTCTGGTTCAAACATGATTCAATCGCTCGTCCAATCCTTACCTTGTCATTATAATTGATAATAATAAAACTAATCATTCCAACCTCCATATTTTTACATACTCATCGCCTATTTTTGTAATCGCTGAAGCCTTCTCCTGCCATCCAGAAACCTCAAAGAAATTATCATGCCTTGATTCGCTCCTAAATACCATATAAGGAAGCCTTAACTTGTCGCTGATATTGTCAACTACAATCAATTCCTTGCCTATTAACCTTAACCTATTAAGAACTTCAAACAAGTCCACATCGTCCATGATATGCTGAAGAACGAAGTGGCAATATATCAAGTCTACATTCTCTATTGCGTTTAGGTTGTCACTAAATCCATACTTCGGGTATCTCTTTTCAGCTTGCTTCAAAGCCACACTTGAAATATCATACCCATATATCTTCTTTATACCTATACTTTCCAATAAGGGTATCTTGTTTCCTAATCCACACCCGAAATCAAGAGCCGACTTATAATCAGTTCCTTCTATCATATATTTTATTATATTGAAAATACTCTCATCAGCTAAATCGTTCCCTTTTGCTTTCATCATGCCAGTAGCACCATTAGTCAAAGTATCTTTATACCTTTTATCCCAATAGTTCACTTGAAATACCTCTTGGTTATGATATTTCTTGTTCGTATATGCTTAAAAGAGTTTCTGCTTAATCCTATCCCGAAATCATTTAATTTTCCAACACAACTATCCAAAACAAGTGAGGTCTTTTTAAGGGGCATCTGTTTTGATACCCAGTGATCATCTGCATACTTATACTCTTCTTCTGTCATTTCCATAAAGTCATTTTTATAAGGGTTCATATATAGTGAATTTGATAACCTTGTTGGAAAGAATGAAACACCAGTATTGACTAAATCGGCTCCTTTGCCATCTGCTTTTGGCTCTCTATTATAATCCATTGTAGCTTTCCATCCTATGAAATAAGCATCATTATTAAGTTTACTTTCATCTATTAGCATTTCCAATAGCTTGTTATCAGTAGGAATATGGTCATCATCAATATTGAATATGTAATCACTCTGTACTAATCCACACAACAAAAAACGAGGTCTACAAACAAAATTTCTTGATGATTTTATTAGCGTAACATCTTGTATATAATCTAACTCGTTACCATTATCCCATATTATAATATCATTCTCAACTGTCTGCCTTTTGAGTGCTTCTACAATCTTTGGTATATTCTTTGACCGTTTGTATGTAAGTATAATAGATGTCACTAACATTTCTTTCTCTTAAATACAAAAGTTGGGTGTTTATAAGCATCTTCAAATGATACAGGATAATTGTCTATTCTTTTCAAGTCAAAACAAGAAAACAATTCGTTAAATTCTTCCCAGTTTCCCCATTGCATATGTATATGTTCTCCGTGCCTATGGAAATTGTTTGGGATTGAACAGATTACTTCTTTGGCATGGTCAAGGCAATCATTTATAAACCAGACTGGATCGATTATATGTTCTATGAAATATGTTGATATGATAAAGTCATAATTTCCTATAATCTCTTTTCCAACATAAAAGCTTTCATCAATATTCTTTTTACAGTAGTCTATTGCCACATCAGAAAAGTCGCATCCTGTTATCTGATTACCATTCTCTTTAAGCATACTCCCTATTACTGATAATCCGCAGGCGTAGTCAAATACTTTCTTTTCAGTTCCAATATAGTCACAGATTATATTATAACCAAACTTCCTTTTTTCATAGGCATAATTGCCTCCCGATGGCATTTGCGATATTATCTGTGTCCACTTGTCATTAAAGTATTCCCTACTTACCAAACAACACCTCACGCATGGAGTTTATATTGCGAGCCAATGCAAAGTTATCAGTGATATACTTCCGATACTTCTTTCGATCTCCACTATCTTGAAAACATGGCATATCTTCAAATATCCAACGTTCACCCCAGATTTCTTTAGCCCCTTTCCAGTTATAAATATAAGGCTTACACCCGCACGCCATTCCCTCTGCCACGTTAAAGCTGAATGATTCTATTATTGATGTTGACAAGACCGAATCCATCTGATTCCAGAAATCTGCGAGGTTGTCATACCTTCCGTGATAAACAACGTTATTACAATCCTTCAACTCATAATCAAATGTAGCTTTCCAGAATGGAGACTGGAAGTCACTCCGCAAATGGAATATCTTGTCTGGATTAGCCTTGATTATCTTCAGCAATAAGTAAGGATTCTTCTTCTCGTTGATATATCCTGCATAGCCTACGTTTCGTTTGTCTCTTTCGTCATTCTTGACAAAAAACTTCTCAGCGTTTACCCCGTTCTGGATAACCACGCTCTTTTCAAGTGGGATGATTTCTTTAAGCATCTGCCTTATATGTTCAGCTACAAATACAACCTTCTTTACCTTATCCCATTTTATCTGTTTAAGCAATTCTTGATTCACATACGCTTCATATCCGTGTATTCTAACTACGCATTTCTGGGGATGTTTCGTACAAGATTCAAAAGCATTCTCATCTCCCCACTCTACAAATATCCTATCAGCCCAGATACCCATAGCAGAATCAAATCGTGGAAGGAAAGCTACATTCAAACTATCATCCTTCCTTAAATCCTCCACTAATTCTTTTGTGAAACTACCGATATGATCTAATACCAATAGATTAAGCTTATCCTTTGACAAGTCTTTAATCTCTGCAAGCCATCCTTCATTATTCAAATAAGAATAAGCGATACGTAAATGAGATAATGCTTTCCTATTATCGCCTTTCATTTTATACGCTCTTGCTATCTTCTGGTGTGGATCCCATGTCAAGCCTGGACCACCTTGGAACATTCGGCTATTTTGTGGTTTGATGTTTAAAGCCTGTGCATAATATATTATTGCGTTATCCCATTTTTCAAGCTTGCTTTCTAAATCTCCCAAAGCGATATAACAATCCCTTCTTGATGGGTCAATTCCAATGGCAACATGAAAGCAATCTTTAGCAAGTTTATAATCGCCCTCTTCAATGTGGGCAAGTCCTTTGTGTAACAATACTTGATACTTCTCACTATTCTCATGCTTATTGCATTCAAGATACCGCTGATACCAGTAAATAGCTTGTGAGTGGTCTTTAGCTTCTAACCTTGTATTCCCCAAATAAAACATAGCCCTCGTATCAAGAGGATTCTTTTCAATGTCTTCCTTTAACGCTTTCGTGTTCATTTCAATACGTTGCTCTTGTCTCCATGCCCTATTATCAGCAGGGGCATCATGTATCAATATTATCTCTACATAGTGAGTTACTTTCTCTTGGTTGACGTTCTGGATTGTATTGTGTGCGTTCCTACCAAATCTTATATCAGGTCTGTTTAAATATACTCTTGGTTGTAAGAAGAAGTTTGAAGGCGTATTCCCATAGAAAGGTTGCTGATATAGTTGAAAGTGTACCTCTTCAATCTCACCGTCTAACTGTTCCTTGACTTTCAATAACGCTTCCCTAACTGGTACTTCTGCCTGTGCGGTTATGTTATAGAAATTTACAGGGAAGTATTCGTGTCCATCCATGATTAGGATATAATCACCAGTAGCCTTATCCATTCCCTCGTTTCGTGCTTCACAGAAAGAATCTTTCCATGTGTACTTATACACTATATTATTTGGTTTGAATTGTTCGATGAACCTTGTTACTTCAGCTTCGGTATTGTCAGTGCATTTGTCATCTATACCGATAACAAATTCATCCACAAAACCAAAACATGATTCCAATGCACGGTAAATCGTCTGTCCTTCATCCCTCAAAATAAAACAAGCACTAATTTTTTTCATCTGTTCCTATCCTATTTTTTTATAAATATCTATTCTTGCAAATCCTAACCATTCCTTTAGTTTTTTAAGCACCTCTTCATATTCCATTAATGGAGTTACCCACATCTGATGGTGTTCTTGCGATTTTACCGTAGTATATCCAAGAACTACATATCTGCCCATCGGTACTCCTTTTTAAAAAGTGGAGGGGCATCGCACCCCTCTGAAGGTTTCCTATGAACCTTTAAGTTGTTTTGTTATCTCTTTTCAGCTTTCGTAGAGATAATCCTTACGGCTTCCCTTCGGAGGATTGCATAGCCTAAAAGGGCATCCCAGTAAACTGTAAGCAATGTCTCATGTGGGCCATCAAGTGTTGACTTGGAAGCAACACGAATATCCTTACCAACCGCTTTTCCGATACCATCAGAACCCATGAAATATGCACGGATTGTGTTTGTAAGTTTGGTAACTTCGGAAGATTCGATGAATCTTACTTGTTCAAAAACACCAATCTCACCAGAAATTTTCAAACTATCTCCGTTTGCATTGTATATGGAAGATGTTGTCCATGAAGCATTGTCTGTATCACTTCTCAACTGTGTCTTCTGGATAGGATGGATAACGGCATAGTAAAAACCATCTGCATAGGGTTTGACGTTATCTGTTTTCATGTCTGCAACAATCTCACGGATATCTTTAGCTTTCAAAGCACCCATCGTTGAAACAGTCCCATTAGAACCATAATAGTGATATGTGCTTGAGAGTGTACCGCTCACACCGTTGGAATACATATTGCTTTCGATTGTCTTACGAGCAATCTTATTGATTGAGTTCATAGCTTGGTCGCTCAAACTCTCTGCAAGTGTCATCACATCGTCTGTGAAAGTCTCTGCTTTAGCTTCAAACGTATCATAGACCGCATGATCTCCATACGCAGAAAGAGTGATGCTCTTCTTTGTGTATGTAAGTTTCTGCGAGCCTGTGATTGTTGAGGCGGTTGTGTCAAGTGATGCAGTATTGCTTGTTAGAGCGGTAAGAATCGGGAATGTAACCGCATCACCACGAGTGGGAGCAGAGTTAAGATTCCAAACCCTCTCTCTACAAAGGGCATCAAATGGATAATTTGGGCGAAGTGGAAGGACTACATTTCCAGAGAACTGTGTTCCTATTACATTCGCCAAATTTACTCGGTCATTGAAATTATTAGCCAATTTTTTCTCCTTTTACCTTACCTGCGCCTTTCGATTCAAGCGTTCCATGAAAGCTTCGCTCAAACTTATAGGCTTCTGTGGTTCGGTTTTTGTTGTGTTTGTGGGAGGCAATCCCACGTTTGTATTTTTTCCACCAACGGACTTTAACACTTCTTCAAACTCTTTTAACGCCTCTTCTGCCGAAGCCTTTAATTCATCAACCGTGCTTCCGTCTATGATTTTCTTATAGGCGTTCGGTAGAGCAGAATATTTCGGGTCTGAAAGCACCTCGAATTTAAGGGTTTTCTTTTCAAGGACTGTCTTTTCACTTATCAAGTTATTCAGCTTGTCCTCTAATTCCTTCGCCCTCAAATTAGCTTTTTCAATCTCGGATAGTTTAGCTTGCTCTTGTTCGGCTTTCAGCTTTTCAAAGGTTTCAGCTTTAGTCTTCAAGTCTTCATAGTCCTTGAATCTGTCGCTTAATTCCTTTTCTTTTTTAGCCACCATTTTATCGAAATCGGACTGTGTGAAAGTTCTATTTGATTCCTTGCCCTCTTCTGTTGTGGCTACTTGTTCTTGGTTCTCTTCACTCATCTTAATCTCCTTGTCAATATAACCGTAAAAACATTGTGCCGATGTTCCTCAATTATACCGATTGATTTGCTTTTAAATAATCCATCTGGCGGTCAACCGCTCGCTTCTGTGCATCTGTCCATTGGCCTTGTTTCGCTTTTATCTGTTTATCGAGTACCTTGTTCTCGGCTATGTACTTGCTTAAATACTTCGGATTCTTGGCTATCTTGATATGTCTGCAATTCGGGTGAAAAGGTGGATAGACTTCCAACTTTGGCAAGCCTTTTGTCTTCCCACTCAAACTGAAATACTTATCTTCAAACAACGTGCATATCGGCGTTATGGTGTTTGCGTTTGAAATCTGGACAATGTCCAATCCCAACTCTTCCATCTCGCTTGTCTGCAACGCATCTGAAACTTCAGCCGATCTCGTCCGTGCGTACATAGAACCGTAATGTTTTGGACTCCATGTCTTGCCTGCCTTGTCTACGAACTTCACATTCTTTGCGATTGCTTTCTTCTCAAAAATTTTCACAACGTCTCGTAACGGTTTTGCCGAATAGTTCTGCACCGTTAAATCCCATTCCTTGTAAAAATCCTTGTACGTATTCTTGAACCGCTTGGCTATCCCGTTCCTCAACAAACTGGCTTCTCGGTAGTCCTTAACACTTAACTTCCGTACTCGATTAAAATATGATTCTGTAAATTCGCCAACATTGATGTCTTGTCCGACAATCCCCAACGTTGACTTTATCTTATCGTAACTCAATGAAGCCGATGCTTGCAATACCCCACCGTAGAATATTGGTATCAATTCATTAAGCCATCGATTAATATTCTTCTTGGTTTGTGCATCCGTTTTCGACCGCAAACCATAAACCTTGATATTCCATTCATCAAGGTCGTTAATCAGCCTCCTTAATGCTTCCCTATACGTCATACTACTATTGCATTACTTGTCGCTTCTATTTGTGCTTCCGATTGTGCTTCTAATCCAATCTGTCCTAACTCTTCTTGTGCCTGTTTATCATCTAATTCCTGTGTCCGCTTTATTGCGGTCAGCTTCGACATAATACCACTATTAACCGCCTGGGAAACATTGCTAACCTCTTCTGTCTCATCCAAAGGAAGTCCATCTTGCCACTTGATTATAAGCGCATATACATCAACGTTTGAAAGTTCTGTGTCAATCTTTTTCCACATATCAAAGAATGAATAAAAGAAATCTTCCCAGTATCTCCGCTTCGTGGCAACCATTGAAAATGTAGCAATACTACGCCACTTCAACGCCCTTCCACTATCTGCCATACCGCCTTTCTGATACCCTGCCAGTGCAGGACTAATCCTCGTAGTGAAAAGTATCATTTCAATCATCTTGTCAACAGCATCAAAAGCACTGTCCAAACGTGCATCCCATTGGGCTATTGAAATATCTCCATCTGTTCCAGTTACGGTCTTTTCATAAACCTTGCCATTCTCCCTATGGAATCGTCCGTCTGCACCTAACACCCCTGCTGGCAACGCTACCCACGGATCAGCGTGGTCATTCAATACACTATTAATCTGGTCAACTCTATTATCAATCTCCCCGAATAAATCCTCAATCCCTTTATAGTCGCTACGTCCATATGTATTAACCATATCATGCAGATTAGTTGTGTAGATAAAAGGGATAAACTCCCAATCCGTTACTTCCTCGTTTGTCTTATCCACCATGAATATAGTCGAATCTTTTTCTGTAATTACAACATAATCGGTTATAACCAATTTGCCTTGGTCATTCAGTTCCCACTCTTTGACCTCATATTTGATACGGTTAAAATCCTTGACCTTCATATCCTTGAAATATTTAACGCTCTCTATCTTCCCTTCATCGTCTTTCTCAACAATCAGATTAACTGGGGAAAACCATGTCCATTTTACTACGTCATCCTTCTTATAAAAATAAAGGTATATTTCCCCAACCGCTGAACATAACTCACAGGCAGAAGTAACCATTGAATTGAAATTATTAGGTAATTTACTCCATACTAATTCGTTTGTTGTCTCATCTTGAAAGTCAAAGTCTGGAAACTCCCCGAATAGCAAAGATGAATTAAGGGAAGAAACTGTCTGGGCAATAGGGATTAACTGTTCCATTGAAACAACGGTTTTGGGGTCGAGTTGCTTCTTGAATATATATGTTCCGTTATAAAGGTTCTGCCATTTTCTCTGCTTGTCAATCCGTTCTGCCTCGTCCGAATTAATCAGCAATTCGCCTTTTTCAATACTCATTTAATACTCCAAAACTTCTGACAGAATCTTTGCTTTTAATTCCATTTTTAATTAACACTAATATACACTTTGTTTTTATCTTCTATGTATTCAAAAGAACCAATATTTCCACATTTACAATCAAAAATACAAGTTTCATAAACCTCGTCATCTGAAATTTCTTTTTTATCTATATCATTTATATTATATGTTTTTTCGCATATATCACAATAAACAAATCTTTCAATACTCACTTTACAAACCTCACTTTTGCCCTTTCACTCGTATAGATTGCATACTGCTCGCAATCCATCAAATGATCGTTGATTTTCAAAACTTGGTCCTTCCCTTCCCCTTTCCATCTATAAGCCATCTTCTCTGCCAATGTCTTCTTACATTTGGAGAGATAATAAATTCCATATTTTCCGTTTATTCCTTTGTTGTACTTACGCTGAACCGATTGAATCAGCTCCAGTTTATCTGGCTTGATTGCAGGCATCGTCCGTATTCCTGTCATGTCATTGAATAGCTTTATATACTCTGGTCTGTTGCTATCCGCATAGGCATAGTCTGGCTTGACTTCCCACCGCTTGTACTCTATACCATCAAACCTAAAAAGCGGTAGATTAAACCACCCCTTATGCTTAAGTTCGTTTACAAGCTTATCATCAATCAGCTTCCCTTGTTCCTTGTACTCGTCAATCTGCCACCACGTTCCATCGGCTTCAATTCCGTATAGTGTCATGGCTAAAGCTTCAGAATACCCCCAATCTATCCCCATCACATATCGCTCAAAGTTTCGTGTAGGCGCTTCTTCCTTGACGTGTTCGGTCATTGAGAAACGATCGTATACAATACCTTCTGCAACTGTCCATAACCCCAAAATCATTCTGTCAAAGAAGGCTCCCGAAAACGAGTTTTTAAGTTCGTTTACAAGTCCTTCGCTCAAAACAGGGTTGTCTGGGAAACCAAAATACCAGTTTTTCACATCAAGTTTCTCGTTATCCATATAATCGGTCTTGATAAAGTGACTTGGGGAATCTGGATTGCAAGTCCAAAATTTAGGAGCCTGCACCCCATCCGCTGAACACCTCGAAACCGCCATATCAACGAAACTCTTGGGATGTTTGACTATCTCATCAGCCCACCAACTCGATACTGTCAATCCTTGAATCCTATTCGTAGCCAGTTCGTTATCACAACCTATACACCTACACTCTATTCCTCTTGACTTGATATACAGTTTCTTGGGGTTTCCCTTGACCTCTATATCGTTAATGGAATCCATAGACTTGACAATCCTTAAAAAATTGTCTGTCAACGCTTCCATCGTCCTTCCGCTTATCAAGTGTAATGTATTCGGTTTGGCTTCGTTATACATAAAATCAATGAACCGCATCGCTTGGGCGTATGTCTTCCCTGAGCGTGTCACACCGCTTGCAACATTATAGCTATGTTTTGAATGTACAACAAAATCGGCTTGTTTATCCGATACCTCGATTAGAGGATTTTTACTCGCCTCCTGCAACATTCATATTCTCTTTTAGTTTCTTTATCGCTATCGCCATAGGCTGATTGACTTGAATAGAACCGCCTAAATCGACTTGTTCTTTCTTTGGTGTTATGTAAGGCATGACTTTTACCGCTATATCCTCGTTTCCTTCGTCCAATGCCCTGTTAATAACGCTTAATGCCTTTTCCCCTACCCTTTGTATATTCTTGTTAAATTCTGTTACCGAATCCCTATTGATTTCTTCTATGTTAGTATTATATTCCTTTATCCATTTTGTTATAGTCTGCCTTGATACTCCATACTTCTCCCCCCACTTTTCAAGGCTTATCACTTCAAGACTTGTTGCGTAATCGTGTATAAACTTGTCTATTACTGGTTCGTTACCTATCATGCTATCCCACAAACTGAATATATCTCAAAATACTTGCCGTTAAACCCGAATCCGTACAGATAAAATCCTTTAATCATGTACCCTCGTTATAATTCCTTCCCCCACCGATTAGATGAGGGAGGATATGCCTTCCCGTCTCATTTGATTCCTAATCCAGTTAGGTCATTGCGTAGGCTTATACTAATAGTGATTTTATAAGGTATTTTATAAGGTAAGTTATATTATTTTTTCAATTTTCTTTTTAATAGCATCTATGTGTTGATTGACCATCGGCTGACTTATCCCCAAAATTTCAGCTACTTCTTTCTGTGTCTTTTTTTCTTCGTGGTAAAGCCTATATACTTCTCTCTGTTTGTCTGTCAAACTTTCAAGCGTATACTTTATAGCTTCAAGGCTATTCTTTGAAATAGGTTTGTTTCCGTAGTATATCTGGCTTACTGGCATTTCCCTATTGTCTATACAACTTTGTAAATCATCG